AATCCGAGTTTGGACGAGAAGGACCCAACTCTTACAAAAGAAGAACTTAATGCAAGAAGAGATGAGATAACTGCATTCTATAAAGACAATATTCAACACCTTGAAATTCAAGCTGAATATGAAATGCTATTAGCTACTATTGAAAAAGCAAGAGCAGAAAGAATGCAAGCTCAGTTATTTATGTCTCAGCAATATGCTGATCAGAAAGAAAATGGTATAGATCCCGGCTCTGAAGAAGCAGTGGCATTTAAAGAAGCAATGGAAAATGCAGCTAAAAATATTGATTAACTTTAATTTAATAAATCATGTTAATTAAAAAAGGAGATAGGAGTCTTAATGTTAAACATCTGCAAGGTAAGTTGCTATTAAAAAAAGATGGTATATTTGGTCCCTTGACAGAAAAAGCTGTTATAAGATATCAATTATCTAATCATCTGGCAGTTACTGGTGTAGTGGATAGTGAAATGTGGGTTTTATTATTTAATAAAACTAATGTTGTAACTGATGCTATTGACGAAGATACTGATTTAACTAGTCAATATTATGTAACTAACTTTGACCAGATGATTCATAGACATCATCTTCCTGTTGATGAATATATAAAGGGCCCTATTAGTAACGAGTACATTTTTCTACATCATACTGCTGGAAATAATAACCCATATAGAACTATAGATCATTGGGGCCGAGACACTAGAGGTAGAATTGCCACTGAATTTGTCTTAGGTGGAAGAAACCATAAAACAGGTGACGATGAGTATGATGGGGTTATGGTTCAAGCATTTCCAGAAGGTGGTCAAGGATGGCATTTAGGCAGAACTCGTTCTGGTTGGATGAATAAACATTCAGTGGGATTAGAAATATGCGCTATGGGTTATTTAGATGTTCATAATAAAACATATGTTGGAACTACAGTTATTCAAGAAGAAGTAATTCAACTAAAAGAAGAGTTTAGAGGACGTTTAAATTTTCACAGATACTCTGAAAAGCAAATTAAAGAAACAGAAAAGTGGATTAAGTATGTAGGAGAAAGAGATGAAATAGATGTACGACTTGGCTTAAAGCAATTTATACAAAAATACGGCCCCACAAAAGGCTTTGATGTTCAGATAGATGCTTGCGCAGGAAAAATAAAAGGATTATTAACACATACCAATGTAAGATCAGATAAATCAGATTGTTATCCAGATCCAGATCTTGTTGATATGATATTAAGTTTATAACAATGGCTATAGTAAATAAAGTAGATTTAAAACTCAAAATAAATATTAATGATACTATTAAATATCAAATATTAACTTTTTGTTTCTTTAAAAAAATAATAATAAGTAATTCTGATCTAGAATTTTTAGCAGCATTAGCTAAAAATCCTAAAATGGAAATCTCTAAATTTTGTATTCTGTTAACCGAACTTAACATATTTAAGAGCGCACAGTCTGCAAGAAATGCTATTTCTAAAGCAGAGAAGAAAAATTTAATTATTAAAAAAGGAAGTAATAAAAAAACCATAGTATTAAATAAGACTATAAATGTCCAGAAAGACGGATTAGTATTATTAGACTATAAAATTTTAGGCAGTGAACCCCAAGAAGCATAAAGAATTTAAAGAAGGTATAGCTGAAGAAGTGGGAGTACATACACAAGTAGTGGATGACTTCATATCTTTTTATTACGCAAAATTAAGAAAGAAATTATCTCAGTTAGATTTTCCTAGAATTAATGTAGATGGGTTAGGTACTTTTGAGTTAAGAAAAGGTAGATTAGAATCAGCAATAAAAAAAAATAAAAGTATGCTGGGAAACATTGCTAAAACAACATACAATGGTTATGCTAAGAGTGAAAGTATTATTGAAAATATAAAACAAATGACTCAGGCATTTAATCAAATGGAAGCAGATGCATTAAAAAAGAAAGAATTTAAAAAACAAAGAAATGACTAAACCTTGGAAAAAATACTTAGATGCGTTTAAGAACTTAGATAAAATTGCTGAGGGCATAAAAAATAATGTATTTAAAAAACAGCATGTAGAAGCTATAGTAACGGATAGGTATCAAATTTGCAGTAAGTGCAGCATGTTTGATGATAAAGGTGCTGACTGCACAGTACCTGGTACTCAACCATGCTGTTCTGATTGTGGGTGTAGTTTAACTATAAAATTAAGATCTATATCATCAGAATGTCCTAAAGGATACTGGCCTGCTTTAGCACCGGAAGAAACAGCAGAATTAATTAACAAACAAATTGAAGATGACAAGTCAACAGATTAATTATATATATAATGGTATAACTTGTAGTATAATTAGTAATCAGCAAAATGGTTACTGGTTTACTACACTATCTAACTGATATGGCAATAGTATTTAAAGAAGAAGGACACGTTTACGAAAGTAATGACAAAGACAAAATAGACTGGACTAGTGTAACGGCTTTTATAGGAATGTTTAAACCTAAATTTGATAGAGAAGGGCAGGCTAAAAAGTCATCAAAAAACAAAAGGTCAAAGTGGTATAATATGACTGAAAAAGAAATATTATCTGCATGGGATAATGAAACTAAAAGAGCCATTAAGTTAGGTAATTGGTATCATAATCAAAGAGAGTTAGATATGCTTGACTTTAAAACTATAGAGCGTAACGGAACAGAGGTGCCCATTATAAAACCTATAATTACAAAAGAAGGATTTAAACTATCTCCAAAACAAAAACTTGAAGAAGGGGTGTATCCTGAGCATTTAGTATATCTTAAATCAGCAAAGTTATGCGGTCAAGCAGATTTAGTAGAAGTTGTAAATGGGTATATTAATATCCATGATTACAAAACAAATAAAGAAATTAAAGAAAAAGGTTATACTAATTGGGAAGGTATAACTAACAAACTATATAAACCAGTTAATAATTTAGATGATTGTAATATTAATCATTATAACTTACAACTTAGTATTTATGCGTATATTATAAAGAAGCACAACCCTAAATTAAAAATAGGCAAGCTAACTATTCAACATGTTAAATTTGTTAAAGTAGGAGAAGATAGTAATGGTTATCCAATTACAAAAGTAGAAAATGGTGAACCGGTTTTAGAAGAAGTAAAGATATATGAACTACCATATTTAAAAGACGAAGTATCTTCTCTTATAATGTGGTTAAAAGACAAACAATAATGGCATCAATTCAATTAACACAAGTTTATTTAACACAAACAGCTCCTCCAACAAACCCACCTACGATGTACATGGTGGAAGGTTCGGAATCTTTTATAGCAATAAATACTCTTGCATTAAATGCTGTTGGGCCAATGTATCACAATGATGGTAGTATTATGGATGTACGTCAAGTATATGTAACAGGATCTTTATCCCCAATATTTGTTACAGATAGCTATGCTACTGTAAAAGGTTATATTGATGCCTTATAAAAACACAACAATATGATAGTAAGATTATTTGATATACAAAATAGTAAAGTTATACCTTCAGAACATTGTTATGCTTTACCATTTTTAAAAGTTATAATGGATGAGTATCCGGATACGTACATGCAGGTATATCAATATATATTTTACATGAGCTGTCCCAATCCTGATCTAAATCCTTTCTTTAACCTACCCGAACATGAGAAAGAGGATATTATTATTGAAGAGGTGGTTTTAGAAGAATCACCTGAAGACGGAAAAATTAGATATGCATTAGATATGTGCAAACAAATGTATGAAACACCTACGTATAGAGCTTATGTAGGAATTAAAGCAATGTTAGATAGATTAGCAAAGTATATGGAAGTAACTCCCATTGAACATGGTAGAGATGGCAACATGAACTCTATGATAAATGCTGCTGCTAAGTTTGAACAGATTAGACAATCATATAAGGGGGCATTCACCGATATGAAACAGGAGCAAGAAAGTTCTGTTCGTGGAGGAGCCGGCTTAGCATATGATCAATTATAATGCATAGTAAAAAAGAATCATGGCATTTTTGCTATTGGGATGAACAAATTTTTAAAGATATTAAACCAAAAACTAAAGAAAATGGGACAACAAGTAATACCAGTGGGAAAAAAAATATTAATAAGACCAAAGAAAGCTGAAACAAAAACTGCATCTGGTCTGTATTTGCCCGAAATAGCTCAAAAAAAAGAGTATAAAGGTGAAGTGGTTGGATTAGGTCAATCAGTTGAGGAAATTAAATTGGGTGATGTTGTGCAATATACTGAACACTGTTTACCTACATCAATGAATCATAACGGAGAAGAGCACCTGCTTATTCAAGAAGGAGATGTTTTTGCAATTATAGTTACTACAATGGATGTATAAAATCATCCCTACATATAATAATGGTGAATGGGAAGTAACTGAGTTCGTAGACAAGCCTGCATTCGTTGAGTATATATTAAGTATATTTAGTGAACCAGGTCTTTATGGGCTTAATGCTTTGTCGTATGAGTTTAATACAGAAGCAAAATTATTTAATGAGCAAGGTTTTTATTGCAACAAACCTTTTAGGTCTAAAGATTTCACCAACTACTGGGAAGATCAAAAGAATAAATGTAGAGAGGGTGTAATATATAAAGATAAAAATAAAAGTTTCTTTTTAACTAGAGATTATTATATGTGGTTAAACTTCTTACCAATTTTTGATAAAGAAGAAAAAAAGTATGGCTTTGCAAAAGTACGAGATGCGCAATATCATATGGCTTTATATGAGCTATTAGCTGAATTAAATAATAAACATTCAGCAATACTTAAAAAACGTCAGATAGCTTCTTCTTATTTCCATATGGGTAAGATTATAAATACATATTGGTTTGAAGAAGGTAGTATATGCAAGATTGGAGCATCTTTAAAAGACTTCATTAATGATAAAGGATCATGGAAGTTTTTAGATGAGTATAAAACTTTCTTAAATGAACATACTGCATGGTATAGACCTAGTAATCCAGAAAAGGTTTTGCTATGGCAACAACAGATTGAAGTAAAGATAGGAAATAGAAAAACAGCAAGAGGATTAAAATCTAAAATACAAGGTGGCTCATTTGAAAAAAATGCTACCACGGGTGTAGGTGGTCCTTGT